AGCATACTGAAAGGTCCGTAAGCCTTTACCATCATTCGCATCTTTGTGACATTCAAACTTATGAGGACACCAGTTACAATCTCTAGGAAGTTTCATGTTTCCTGCAGCTCCTTCTGCAATCGGTGTGTAGCAATACGCAGGAGGAGTCTTTTTCTTCATTGCCTGTTTAACTTCTTTTATTCGATGAACTATATTAGGCTTATCTAAATCATCCGGGATAAAAACAGTAAGCTCTCCTGTTTCTTTATTCATTACCAAGAAGCCTCCGTTGTTAGTTTGTTCTGCTTCTTCGTAGCCTGCCAATTGAGACAAGTATCCGAATGAATCGTTCTGAGCTAGCGTCCCGTCTTTAAACTTTTTAAAGGCATAGCCTGATGCTGTCTTTACATCAATGACTTCACCATCTATGACGCTATCCATGTGTCCTTTAATGCCTTCAACTGTAACTTCTTTCTGTTCTCCTTCTACAACGTGCCCTGTCAAGCGAACAAAAAACAAAAGTAAAACCTCAAGTAAATGCCCATATAAAAACTTAATAAAGGTAGGTCCGTTTATTCTTTCTTTCGTTGCCCCTTCTAAATTTAAATCATACCAAAGCCTACGCGTAGGTCGTCCAATGTTGGACATACGTAAACCATTCTTAGGTCTTTCAACCGGAGTTGCCCAATGTCTAAGAGCGTCTTCCATATCCCGCCCAAACTCTTCATACATTTTCTCCGGGATGTCTATAGCTTCATCATCTGCTAACACTTCAATAGTGCTATAGATATCTTGTACGAGCGTATCTAAACTTTTATTTTTCTTCTTCGTCATCTTTAATATCCTTAAAAGCTTTAATAACATCTGTAGAAAAAAGCTTTTGTAAGTTCACTAAAAACATACGACTCGCATTGTTATCTCCACCCGATACAGTTTTAAAAGTATCTAATTTGTCTACTATCTTTTTTAATGTAGCAGTCTTAAAAACTAACGTACAATATTCATCATCCCCTATACACAGGTTATGAAACCAGTAGTCGGATTCAGTTGCTCTTATCCCGGAAGGCTTGCCCCATGACTCATACTCTATACAAATGTTACCTGTGTTTTGCCAGATGTCTCGTTCGGATTTAACTTCTACCTTTTTGTCTGTTAGCATTGCTGCTATTTTTTCTTCCCGGATTTCACCATACATTAAATCAAGGTCAAACTTCTTTCTGTCTTTTATTTCAGGTTTCATATTTTTCTTTGTACGTATTTAAAATTTCTATGGCTTTATCGGTGTGTATTTTTATCCATTCTCCATTATTATCTTCTGCAAAAAATTTCATAAATTCTAGTACTTTTCTTTCAGCTTTTAATTTATTTTGTACTGTAATAAATTTTACCAGTTTAAAATCTTTTAATGGACAAGCTGCTTGAAATTGAGATAATCTGTTAGTGGCATCCAGAGTTGTACCAATTTTAATCCAACCTTTCCAAGCAGGATTAGAAATAATATATATTTCTCCTTTTACTTTTGATAACCACTCCCCTGCTCCATATTTTTTATCCATATGTTTTTTTAAACCGGCAGCCGATAAATGTCTTTTAGTTTTTTCTTTTAAATGTGTACAAGCTTTTCTTAAAGACATATTGTTTTTAAGTATTTCATTTTCAACATATTTTAATTCTTTTAGTTCTGTGTCTATTCCATCTAACAAACCAGTTTCTTGATTAAATGTATATCCAAAATTAATAGTAGACGTTGCTCTTTTTTTAGTGTGTGTCACTCCAATTTTCTCCTATCTTATACTCCCCGGTAAGAGGACATCTTAAATTATATTCTTTAGATGCTTGTTCTATACATCTAACTGCTAGTGCACCTACATGTTCAGCATGTTTATCCGGGACCTCTACTTGCCATTCATCGTGTATGTTCCCTACGATTTTAGCAGGTATAGCTTGTAATCTTAACAGGTCGTCAAAGATAATCAATGCCTTTTTCATAGTAATTGCACCACCGCCTTGAAGTAAAGTATTCAATGCAGCATGTTTATGTCGTAACCATATCTTACGACCATCTAATCCTTTGAGGTAGCCTTTTGTAGCTGCCCGGTTAACTCTATCTCTAAGAGCTTTAAATGAAGGCTGACTATCGAGGAAAGACTCTCTAAGTCGTTTACCATCTTCTCTGTTTCCTTGCACGATTGAACCAAGCTTCTCATCTCCTGCTCCGTAAATGAGTGCGTAGATGAATGTCTTAGCCTTATCTCTTGATTGAAGTCCTGCAGCTTTTTGATTAGCGGTGTGAATGTCTCCGTTGATAATTTCATTTGTGTATTCCTCGTTAGCCATATAGTGTGCTAACAATCTTAATTCTAAACCACTAGCATCTATACCTACTAGCTTGTGTCCTTCTGCTACAATCCAACAAGACCTGCATTCTTCTCCAAAAGGAGAGTAAACTCCCGGGACTTGAGCCATGTTAGGATTTCTATGAGCCATCCTTCCGGTAATAGCTCCAGTGGAAATGACTGCACCATGAACTCTACCATCTTCTGTCACAGCTTCAGTCCAAGATTTAACTTGAGCTAAACGCTTCTGATAAAGTAAGAAGTCTGCTATGAGTTTTGCTTCCTTAATGTGAGTTATCTTTTTAAGAGTGTTCTCATCTACAATGGGTTGACCAGTCGGAGTATACCTTTTAGGCTTCCACCCGAAGTCAATTAAATATTCACCTATTTGTTTACGAGAGCCTAAGTTAAATTCTTGTAGTTGCTTTCGCATGAAAGGCTTAATGTTCTTAGAGCCTATACGAGCGTTGTATTCTTCTTCCGTCAACCCAGATTTAGAAAGTGTTTTATCTTTCTTTAACTTGGGAGTAACTAATTTCATATCTACCCACTTAGGCTTAAAGGTCGCGTGGACCTCTTCAACAGTCTCTTTAATCTTACAATTCAAGTCTGCCATCAGGAGCATAGCTTTCTTCTCATCAAACATGAAGCCATTGTCTTCTTGCTCTTTTAATATCTGAGTGACTTGATGTTCCATTTCAATACTATCCATAGAAAACCCAGAGGACTCTTTCTTTAACTGTTCAAATAAAACTTTATTTAAAATAACATCCTGCACACAATACTTAAGAGTATCCTTCGTATAGGTGGTAAAGTCTTCCGGAGGAGTCGCCTTAGAAACACCAAGCTTGTTACCCCAGACTTCCAACGAGTGACCCTTCTCCCTTACAGGATTAAGAAGTCTTGAAAGAACTAGGGTATCAAGGACTTTATCTTTATGCCATAGGTCAACATCATGTAACTTTTTTATTACCGGGATGTCAAAACCAATGATGTTATGTCCGATTAGTTTATCGGCTGTAGATAAAAACTGTATACCTTCCGCAATATTATCATCAATAATATCAAAGCTATATTGTTTATCGTCTTCATCAATAGCAACAATACAATGTATTTCTGTTGCTTTTAAATCATCAGTCTCTATGTCAAAAACTAATTGCATACTTAGAAAGGTATCCCCTCATCAGTAAAATCACTATTGAGGAGTTCGGTGTCCTCGTACTCTGATAGTCTACCCGTATCTTTATCGTACACTAAAGACGTGGCTAAACCAACGTCCCCGGTGTACCTAGATTTAAGTATCCTTAATCGGGTTGTACGAGACTCAAGCTCATCTTCTGCTTGTTGATTTCTTTCTAAAGCTATAACGCAATCAGAGAGTTGAGCAATCGCATTGGACCCACGTAGATGCGATAAGCTTACGCTCACCCCGTTCTCGTGTCCTTTGTCTCCTGATACTCTACGTAAGTGAGAGACCAGAATAATACCCGCACCTGTTTCTTCAACTAAGCTTCGCAACCTAGTCATAATAGAATCAATAGCTCTACGTTCATCGCCTTCTGTAGTAGCTGATACAAGCATGTGTAGGTGGTCTACGACTACCCAACGACAATCACATCCGACAATAAGATAACGAAGCTTAGAAAATATATCTTCAATGTCATTGGTCCCGAAGTGAGCATGAATAAAAACTCTATCGGACCCAAAGGTCTTATCAAACATACGTACTAAATCACCTTCTTCGTATCCTTCCCGGATGTCGTCAATGTAGAGCCGAGCATCAGCTTCAATAGATAAAATACCATCGACTGTCCTTCGCCAATCTTCTTCAAGGGCTATGATGCCCACGTTATCGTTGGTTTTATTTATTAGCCAATGCTCTAACTCTCGTGTGACTGATGACTTACCCAAGCCCGTACCGCCTGTTAGAGTCATGAGTTCACCCTGCCGGAGCCCTATAAGCTTTTTGTTAAGACCATGCCAAGGGTAAGGAACGCTGTCTTTTTTCTCTCGTTTAAGAAACGATGACTGTTTATCAGACACCCGGATGATACCACTAGGAGTATACACCTTTGCATCCCACCAAGCTCTCGTAAACTCGCTGTGTAAGTTCTTTCTAAGCATGTCATTAGCATCTTTGTAACCATTGGGAATAGTCACAATACGAGCCTTGCGTGGCTTAATAATGCTAGCAACCTTACGAGAGGCTTCCTTTCCTTGCTTGTCATTGTCAAAACAAATAACAATATTATCAAAGCTTTCAACGTATTCGATGTTTTCTTTGATATCCCGGACTGCTCCTTGAGCTCCGTTCTTTATGGACACTACCGCCCACTTAGAACCGAGTAGTTCATAAGCAGCCATAGCATCGCATTCTCCTTCAACAATAGTGAGATACTTCCCACCTTCCTTGAAGAGTTGTTGTCCGAACAAACCTGAACCGGACATGGTCCCCTCAAACTTAAAGTGTTTATCCTTTATGTAACGGACCTTGGTTCCGGCTTGCTCGTTATTGATATGATAAGGATATCTGTGTTGAGCTATCTGCCCATCAGAGTTATAGATAACCTTTACTCCATACTTAAGTGCAGTCTCTTTTGAGATTGCTCTGTCTGTTAAAGGAGCATAGATTCCATTATCAAATGTTTCTTGTGTTTTAGGTGGTGGTGATGTTGTGGTCATAGGCTGAACATTACTATTAGTTTTAGGATTAAACATACCACACGAAAAACATTTTGAGGAACCATCTTCGTTAATTGATAGTGCATCACTGCTCCCGCAATCTTTACAGGGCTGATGCATTTTTATAAATGTTGGATTATTGTTCATAGTGTGCATAAAAAAGGCTAGATGTCTTATGCACAGAAAGACGACCTAGCCTAATATTAAAAGTTCTAACTGTCTTCTTCTTCTGTGCTTGTAGAATCGTTAGATTGTTCCGGGGCATCTTCGCTATAGATTTCTACGATTCTCCCGGAGAAGAAATTAATACCCGCTTGTAGCTCTTCTAAATCAAGAGTCACATTCGCTTTCTTCTGGTTTAATCGTTGTAGTCTTCCAAAGATTTGTTGTCCTTCTTCAGGCAAATCTTCTATGAAAACTTGTACGTCATCTATAGTAATAAATGGCTTATTGGATTCCTCCATGACTACATTTTCTTCTGTCATTAGAATTCCTCCCCATCACCGAATGGATTCAATTCGTCTCCATCCTGTGACTTCATAGATACTAAATCAAGAACCTGCATAGCCTGAAAGTCTAAACTAACACCTGACTTCCCGGCATATTCCCAAGGATATTCATTGTATTGTACTCTGACTTCAGAACCATTACCGACTGTCACGTCCATAGGTTCTTTAGATTTGTTGTAAAGTTTAGGAGCGAGACGAGGTCCGTTCTTACCATTTACTTTTCTTTTTATTGTGACAGCTTTACCTATATATTGAGGTGAACCATCTTCATCTTTCAAACTAAAGTCTTTAACCTTGACTCCTCTAGACTGAAAGTCCTGTGCATCTTCTTCACTTATTACTAGGTCTACTGTGTAGACGGGTTCAAAAGTAGTATTAGGAACTGTGATGCTAGCCCAATACGCTTTACCATTTGCAACTGCCATATTTTTTCTCCTTATAGCTTCGTTATTTAAGTGGTCACTTTACTTACTTGTAGGAAGCAAGTCAAGTGTTTTTTCAAAAAAGTCTATAACTTCTTGTGAAACTGTGCAGTCAAAGAAACGTACAGAAAACGAGTTATCGTCTTCATATTCATTCATAAACCCTGCTTTATCTTCATACAGTTTATCTTCAATGTCTAAGGCATAGCGTTGCCATTGACGAAACTGTTCTTTGTTTAATTTGTATTTCATTTTTACCCTGCGAGCAATCTTATAGGAAGCTTACAACTTGTTTTGTCTTGGTCCAATGTAAGACCATTCAAATAATTCTCTACTGCTTTTTGCAGTTTAACCGGGAGTCTCCGATTAAAAGTAACATTAGCTATCTGCCTGTCTACGACATCAAAAACAACAGAAAAAGAATAGTTTTTTCGTAGCGTAACATTACTAATATACTTTCCTAAGTCTTGAGTAGGGCGAGGACAAGAAGCAATAACCTTATTAGGAACAGGCACGTTCTTTGTAGGGGCGGTTATCACAACTTGTTCTCTTTCTTTTGGGGTAGAAATTATTACAGATAGGGGTGGTACTGAGACTGCCGAAGGGGGGAGAGTCGTTATGACACCTTCGGTTTTGTTTGGAGGAGGGTTAGTCTCAGCACCTTGACTTTCTAATTCATCTTCTGCAATTCTTTGTTTTTGTGTACTAAAAAACATATTGTAAAAAGTCTCTGCAGTTTTTTGTTGTTCGTTTAATTGTCGTCTAAGTTCTTCTATCTCCTGTGAATTATCTTCTATCTTCCTTTCAAGATATTCAAAATCTGTAGTTTTACTTTCTACATATTGAGCTAATTTTATTAAATCATTATTTAAT